CAGCCGCATGACGCCAGTTAACACCATAACCTGCGGTGAACACCGGAATCGGGTCGCCGTCGCTGTTGTATTCGGTGTGGTCGAAGGAGAACGGAGCTTGACCATCGATGCTCACGGAAACATCATCAGCGATATCGCCAACCATGTTGTAGAGCTTCGCTGTTTTGCCAACTGGCAGGATAGTCTGGACGCCAATCAGGTCATTGACGATTTCCATGCCATCTTCCTGGTCACGCATTTGCAGAATCTGGTTATCGATTTCTGCCCAGAACTCACGAGCGAACCCGCCTACCGCATTACACGCCAACATTTCAGGCGTCATTACTAAGCGGTTGGCTGCAATCATGCCTGCTTGTTGCTGGTTCCAGATATTTCGGTTAGCCCACAGTTCGTTCCAGTGACCGCCCAGGCGGCTATTTGCTGCCAGCGTATTTTTATCGAAATACATATTTTTTATCCTTCCTTATGCGCCAGCATCTGCGGGAGCGACTGTGCCAGCGCGCATGCGCACGCGAATGTGTTCTGGTGTGCTTGCGATGGTGTGATCATCCTGGCTATAACCGATCACCGAATCGGTATCATCAGTTGCGAGCATGAAGCCGCCGTTAATAGCGAGCTTGATTGGGCTGTCTTTCTTGTATGTGCCAACGCCGCACAGGAGAGCAAACTCACGCCCCTCTTCTACGTAGTTGCCCACACCAGAATCACCAACAGGCACCTTGTCATTGACCGTCAGGCCCTGATGATATGCGCAGTCCAGAATATACAGGCGGCCCGTAGCCTCGGTAGCGGCGGTGAACTTGCCATTTGCATCAATGACAACACCAACGCCTGGGGATAATTCTTGAGCCATGATTCGGGTTTCAGTCTTGTAGAGAGACTTCCCGTCAATATTAATGCGACGATAACGTGCCATTACGCAGCACCTCCGAAGTAAGTTGCCGGATCAGGTGCTCCGGTTTGGGTTTGAGTTGTTGCAGAGTTTGCCCCAATTGGCGCAGGCTCTCCCAGGCTTTTAAACATGGCGTCCAGTGGTTCACCTGAAAGCGCATTAGCAACGATGTCGCCATGCACGGCGGCAACAGCCACGCGCTTGTTAGCTTCTTCAGCGCGAGAGTTAGCAGTGAGTGTTTCAGAAAGCTTGTCGTGATTAGCCTGTAAAGCATCAACCTTGTCAGAGAGCGGCTTAATTGCCTTCTCGGTATTGGTCGCCACAGCCTCACTAACCATGCTGCCGATTTGTTCCAGTTCTTCTTTGGTTAAAGGCATGTCGCCCTCCGTTTGGTGGTTTTCTGCAGGTGGTTCCTGCGTGGTGAAAAGTGATTTAACTTTGTTGGCGACGATAGAAACCCATGACTCCTGCCGCGCGACAGGAGAACCGGTGTCGTCGAATGTGATCTTCCCGCCGTCAGCGGTGTATCCGTAGACCTGAGCATTGCCGCCGTTACTGACAACCACAGCCTGCGAGTCTGTGAAGTCAGCAACCCAGGCATAATCATTCTCCCCAGGAGCAAACTTATCGCGTGCGGCCTTCTCAAGGCGGCGCTCGCGCTCACGATAGGATTCGCCAATCAGCGCACCGGAATTAACTTTCATCGGTGTAGCCAGATCGGCGTTAACCATCAGGCCAACGCCTTGCTCAGGGGTTGCGGCCCCGACCTCATGAAGCAGGATGGCGTCATGGTCCATGCCATGAATCTTGGCGACCCAATCGGCCCCCATTCCTTTTTGCTCTTCATTGGCTTCCAGTTGGTCGAGATATACGGCCACGCTGGTATGAATAGGCGGCACATCTTCACCGCGCTCAATTGCAGCAACCCGCTCAAGCAGCTCTCGCCCGCCTTCTGATTCCTGCGCCCGGTTTGTATCAACCCATTTTTCGAGGTAGACGCGGTTACCGGACTTCTTAACGTTGCGGTTCCATGCGCCAACAAATCCCACGCAAAGCCCCTCAGGGGAGAATGCCGACACGAATTGCCCGTTTACCTGAGGATGTCCGAGCGGGGCCAGAGTTCCTTCGAGTCCGGTGTAATGAGCGTTGATCTCTGCATCGGTATAGAGCCCGCCGTTCATCACGACGTTAGCCGGTAGCGTGTAGCTCGGCAGAACAAGATGCTCCCGCCCGTTGTATGTCTCTCGACGAATAGATTTGCTGTTCACCTTCGTGGTGATGTTCACATGCATTGACATGGATTACCTCATCAGGCTGCATGTTTGCAGCAATGACAGACTGAGTGATTGACCTTCATCTTTTTCCACTGGCTGTTGAATTCCTTCTTAGCCATTTCGATGACGTTTGGATAAAGCGGATTGCCAGCTTCATCAACCAGCACCTCAACTTGGCTGCACTTGCAATTAATTGCATTGGCACCTGTCGCGTACCACTCACGCACCTCTTCAACGGTGTAAAGATGTGCATGGCGCAGTGCGTGTGCCTGGCGCGTCGTCGGACTTAGTGCGGAGATGTGCATGAGCTTGATGTTCAGACCAAGCAACGTCGTCGCTTCGTCCGCCTCATCCCATCGAGCACGGCGTAATGCGGTAGTGATTTCGGTTCGGGCAATGCGGTTAGCACGCCCTTTCTCGATCCCCGCCTGATCCGTCAGGTTCCGCGACACTTCTCGAGGGTTAAGCCCGCGCCCTATTCCATCCGTCAGCACCCGCGCCATGTCTGCTTTAATCTGCGCCGTCAGTCCCTTCATTTCCTCAAACTCACGCGCGTTAACCAGCGCCATACGGCGTTGATAGGGTTCGCTGATGAGGATTGCGGCTAATGACTCACGTTCAGCCGCATAGGCTGCTGACTGCTGGCTAAGATTTGCGAATGACTGGCCTGTCCCACGCTTTGATGCCTGGCCAACATAGTCATAGAACCAAAGGTCATATTCACCGCCTTCAAGCAATATCTGATCTACCAGGTAGCTGGCATCGGTAAGTATTTGTGAGAGGACGGTTGGGTTAAGTTGAAACTCGTAGCGGGCGTTGACTGCGGGTGATGCTGGTATTCGATTTAATGCGTTCTGATAGACCTTTCTGACCTGATTGATGCGCCGGGAGAAGTCTTTCATCGCCTTGCGCTCTAAGGCGTCAGCACCGGTTGGGTCTGCGTGGTTACTGGGTAGTATCGGTGACTTCGGCTTCTTCGTCGTCATCCTCACCCTCCCAGAGCGGTTCTCCGCCATCAGGCTCGTAACCAGCTGCTACCCGTATTTCCTCAACCGTAAAGACTTGCCCACCAGATGCCAGTGATGTCTGATTGATATTGCTCATCTTCGCGGCGTTATCGAGCTTTTCGCCACCGGTTGCTTCTGTCAGGTCATCCCAGACAACCGTTTTCTCGGTCACAGGAGTGACGATTCGCAAGACGATAAGCTTATCGACCAAATCCTCAATATCGAATGACAGGTCTTGGCGTCGTGACTGACAGCGAGCATTCATATACTTCTGGTCTTCGGAGCTGGCCCGCTCTCCGGTTTGCATACCGACGATAATCTTTACTGGTTCGTCTACTGAGGCAGCGAAGGTTTGCAGGTTCACGTCATACGTTGGGCCCGGATCTGCAACGGCAGTTACTAGCGGCGTAACAGACGCCCCTTGCGTGGTCAGCAGCACATCGTTGCCACGGTTAACCTCTACAGCAGCCTCGTTGAACTTGTCCTGCAAGTCGCTAACGCTGACACCATAGAGTGAGGCGAGATTATTGAAGTCGATTTCTTTCTCAAAGTTAACGTTAAGCTGTCGTGCTGCGTTCTTGAGGAAAGACTCACCGGAGCCGCCTTCGACCTTCTCAAGGCTCACACAGGCGTTATATCCGGGCTCAAGGAAGCCAATTGCATCATCAGACATGTCGCCGATGGTGAATACACGGTCTGGGTGGATATCGCGTTGCACAGGATTGCCGTCAGCCTGTGTTTCGGTGTACTGCCACATCGTGATGTTGCCGTTATTGTCTCGGCTTTTTACTTTCAGCGCGCTGGCCCATACAGGGGAGATCTTAGCCAGTCCCCGACCTCGGGTAACCGGTTCGTTCGGCTTCTTGCCATCGCGAACATGGAGCAGCAACGCAGCCCAGCGACCAACAAGGCGGCGTTTATCAGCCTCAGCAAACGAACGCCAGAAACGGTGGGTGAATACGCGCTTATTGCTTCGCTCCCACGCTGTTTCGTCTTTAGTGTCGTCGTCAGCATCACCCTCGATTACTTCAGGGTTTGTTTTCCAGCACAGGCCGACGAGTTTATTCACCGCGCCATAAGCGATACCACCGCGACGATATAGCTTGTACAGATCATCAAAGGTTAACTCTTCCTTGAAACCGTACTCACACCAAGCTGTGCCGCGCTTGGCATCGAGTCCCATTGAAGGGTTAAGTAGCCCCATACGGGCGCGAGCAAGCCTGGCGTCGTTCAACGCGTGGTTGACGGCCAGTTGGAGATTTTTATTCATGCTGATTCCGTTTTAGTGAGCTATCTGCCCTGTAGTCGTTTGGGGATCATCATGCCGATACCCTGAATCTTGCGTTTGATGTGTCCGTCCAAGCTGTAGCGTATCCCGTCCCAACAGTGCTCGTTACCGTCAGCCAGTTTCGGCAATACCTCACCAGTTATGCGGTCTGTTTTGTACGACCACAATCGGGCCTCACGTGCTACGTGGGCGCATCGAGGGTGAATAATGATTTCGTCGAATCCGCGAAGATGGGCAATACCATCCTCAACGCTGCCCTGCCACTTTTCAGCAGCTGAGATGTTGAACCCCTGCCGCTTGAGATAGCTGATGGTCTCAGGTCGCGCAGAGTCAGCCTTGATAGGCCAGTCACGAACGCCGGGGATTGTGTCGTACAGTTCCGGCATATGGTCCAACTCGGTCTGCTGTCCGTATGCCTCATACTCGATGTAGAGGCGATTATGCAGGATGAATGAGCGGGTTAGCGTGTTGGGGTCTTTAGCAAACCCGAAGTCAGCGCCAAAGAATAACCGCTCTGCTTCTTTCCACAGCGTGTCTGAGAAT